AATATGTTATTAAATATTTCAGGCAGATGTTCCCTCGGTATATGTTCCATCACATCTGTAGAATATACACCATCAAATGGGCCGGAAGGTAGTTCTTCATATTCTGGAACAGCAGGATCATACAATGAAGGCATCACACCAAGTTCTTCATGGTGTTTCCATTTCGTATATTGTAACCCTTTACCACAACCATAATCTAATAGAGTTTCAGATTTAGTATCCTTTACTAAATCTACAATATGATGCAGTTGTGGTTTTAAACTATTGCCGGGATAGTTTGTGCTTAATTGGGCATGATATTGTTTGTATTGATCAATCCACCAGTTCATTATGTAGTCTCACAAAGTAATCTGCATCAACCAAAACAAGAGGTTTTGTTTTGTTGCGTTTTAGAACCACGATTGGTTCATAGTCACCAGAGTTTTCTTCTGCCTGTTCATATGACTTCCAGACATTAATTGCTTCTTGATTTTTGCACTCAATAGAATATGGAAACTTCTTTCTTGCTGCACGAGCCATAATCAAATCTTCACCCCCAGCGCCCATAGAACGACTTTCTATATCCTCTGGATGAACATCCAATTTCTCTATAAGCAAATTACGAAACCACTGTTGTAATTTTCGACCTTTTGCTTTAGCACTACTCGTTTTCATCACCACACTCCTAATAATCTACCATTACCAATTATAATAAAAAGGCAAGTAACTATATGTAGTACTACCCAAAAAGTCCTAATTATAGCAACTGTATCTGCTTTACGATCATCACCGTAAGCTTTAATTCCAATAGCCTTGCACCAATATTTCCACATCAATCATCCTCATCCCAATCTATAATTTCATCTTCAAGATCACTTGATAATTCTGATCCACAAAATGTACAATGAGAAATAATATAATGTCGATCACTCATAGAATGTTTTATAGAAAATTCTGCTTCACATTTATCACATACAACTAATTTCATTGAATTTCACAAAACCCCGCCGCACAAGCAAGTTCTTGTGAACCAATTGTCATATCTGTTTTTTCATACTCTGACAATTTACTCCACTCCACTCCCTTGGGCATTTTATCAAGAAGAATTTCATACTCTTCTTTTTTAATATCTTGATATGGTGCCTGTTTATATGTATGTTCTGCAAATGGAAGAAAACTAACACCACTCATAAAATCAAAATGTTTAAAGACCCATGCACCAACATCTAACCATTCGTTTTCCTTAACAGAAATAGTAACTGACGGCTTGTGTTCACACCAATATTTTTGATATGTCAACCATAATTCCAACTGTTCAATTGCAGACAAATCTGTACGAAATACAGCACCATCATCCACTTTCATAGGAAAAGAAAAGACAGATGTGTGACTTGGATTCATTGCATCATCTTCTACAGGAAATCCAGAATCCATCATCATTTTTGTAAGGGGGTCTTTCTTGTCTCCACGCACTGTACGAATGTAGTAAGGATTATGTCGAGCATGAATACCAGATGCAGCGTCAACCAGCTGAGAGACTGTCCCTGACGGTTTAACACACGTTACAGAGACACTTTGATTGATGCCTATCTTTTTTGCAATCTCTGCATTTGTTTTGATTGCTTCGTTTTTCAAATCTAGTAATAGTTCAGGCAAATCGTGTTCAGGCGATTTACCATTAAGAAGTTTACTATCCATAATACCAGTAAGAGAAACACCAAGAAGTCTTTCCTCTTCGCAATTCTTTCTCCATGCAGATGAAACATATTTGAAGTTAACAAGAGTTGCTTGGAATGTTCCTAGAATCGTTGCAAGACGCACCTTTTCCAAAAGAGACTCCCGTGTATCAGCTGGACGAACTACTACCTCTGATAAGTTACAGAACTGACGATTACGCAAAATAATTTCTGAGCATGGATTTGTTCCAAAGTCATAATCTGTAGTATTACGTCTACCACTTTGTTCTGAAACTTTCACAGCACTTTCACGATTGAAAATACCACGTTCACCAGACTTGGATTCATAAAGAGCTTTCCACTCATCCATGAATACACCGATATCTGGCTTCTCTGTATAACATGCAGAGTTGTTTGCAAGCGCACGCTGAGGTTCAGTACTCCACCACTGACCGTGTTTTGCTGCCCTCATACGATCATCTGATAGATTTGATAAACTAATAAGAGCAGACCGACGTACACCACCAACCACAACAATCTCTGCAATTTTACAAACAATATCGTGGCATTCAATTGAGGACAACTTACGGCCAAATGCATTCTTAAATATGGTGACTGCAAAATTAAATAAAGCTTCCAATGGTTCTGGACCTGATGCACGACCACCAAAAGTTTTCAAGGGAGCGCCAGCTAGACGAATCTTAGACAAATCCCATTTTGGAATCTGTCCGATATACAACATACCTACCAATTCCTTAAAGGCCTTTGCCCAACCTAGTTTACTATCTGCAACAGTAATCGTAGTATCAGAAATATGAAACTCATCTGCAATGGTAGGAAGCTGAGAAACATATTGACGTTCTACACTAAACCCAACACCAGTCCCATTCATCAATACATAAAGAATTTCATCAAATGATTGTGGGCGATCTACAGCAACATAAGAACAATTATACCCTGCAATATTTTCTCGTTTAAGTGCCTCTCCTGCTGTCATAAGACAACGCATAGAAGGCATCACTCTTAGAGACAATACTGCTTCCTCTAATTCTTCTCTTAGAGATTTTGTCAATTTGTAATTGTGAAGGTCTTTAAGGTGTTCAGTGAAAAAATCAAAATATCTTGCAACTGTTTCATCCCACGTTTCTCTACGTTCTTTTTCTGGCAACCATCTAGAATATCTAGACAAATGTATGAATTCTTGGTAGGATGTGGGCAAATAGTTGTTGGACATTTATTTATTTCCTTCTTTATTATATACGCTGAGATAACCCCTAAGAGGAGGCTCTATGTTGCTGTAGAAAAATGTATCCTTTAGTTGAATACATGTAAAACCAAATCCAGAAAAAAACTTCATCAGTTGTTCTTCATTAAAACGATAGGGCCCGGAATGAGTAGCTGGATTAAATCTTGCCTCATACGGACTTAATACTTTTAGAACGATATAACTGTCATCATGAGTTATCTTGCCAAGCATCTCAAAATATTTGTGTCTCTTATTCTTTAAATGAAAAAGATTGTGTATCAATCCTCTATCTAAAATAATATCATATTTCTCAGTTAACTTGGAATCTAATGCATCATCTATAATAAAATTTTTAACATCATATTCTAAAGCATCTACTATGTCCGTGGCAGTTACAAAAAATTCATTACCAAATTGATTTTCTATATAATGTGCTTGAGAACCATTTCCACAACCCAAATCTATAACTGTATATTTCTTATTATCAAAACATCTTTTTCTAAAAAAATCTGCTAAGTCTTTATCAAAAAGATCATAGTTCCAAGGTGGTTTTTCTTTGTCGTATTGTGTTTCCCATATTTCCTTCATTTATTTTTTTCCATTCCGAAAACCTCAATTGTGCAGATACCCCAGAAAACGTATTATCATCTATAATTTCTTGTATTTGTTTTTTCGTATACCCGGCCATGACCATATCATTAATATCTTTGTGTTTCATACTGTCAGGCCACAATGCAACTTTATTTCCCTTTTCAATCTGTTTTTCAATCTGTTTTAATAATTCTCTATTTCTAGGTTCGTTGTCAAAAATTACAGTAAAGTCACAATCCAATGAAGGAATATCTGCTCCGGCGGCCGCAATACAATTATCCAAAAATAAACTGTCAAACGGACCTTCAACTATATAAACATGTTTGCTTTTATCAACTCTATCTAATCCAAAAATCTTATCTCGTTCTTCTAATTTAATAGTTAGATACTTGGGGTTTTCTTTCCCAAATGATCTTCCTTGATATGCAAATACTTCTCCTTTCTCATCTCTAAACGGTATCAACAACCTTGGATGATCACCATCCAAGGAAGGAAATTTATTTGGTATTAATGTATTCGTGAATTTAAAAAATGACTGGCAGAGATACAAATCACAGAGTGACTTGGGTGGTATAAGTCTTTTCTCAATAATCTTTCGTGCTGGGTGGTCTTTGGATAAATCTGAAATAGGTTTGAGATTTTTAAGAACACCTTTTTTGCGAAAGACAGGAACATTGAAACTAAACTCCGGCTCAGGGTTGTTGGTCTTAACCCCACTTTTGTATCGTTCCATTATATAGTCTTTATGGATTTTTGAGTCTACATACTTGATGAGATTA